CTTGCTAATGGAGCATAGGTGCTGGCTGCAGTAGTAGTGGCAAGTTTAGAATCAATTTGAGTCTGGATAGCAGAAGTAACTCCATCTACATACCCCAATTCTGTAGCAGATACCGTTGACGATATTGCTAATTTTGTCCAGTCAATTGCAGCAGAAGCATTGATGTCAGCGTTGACTACTGAGTTAGCAAGATTAAGTTTGCCATATGCAATCTGAGCAGAGGTATTGATATCTGCGTTGACGATTGTATCGTTAGCAATCATCGTTGAGGTAACAGTTCCTGTGTCTCCTGCCGTAATAGCAGTGCCAGAAATCTTTGTCTTATCAATTGCTGCCGAGGCATTAATATCAGCATTAACAATAGTACCATCTAAAATCATAGTACTAGTTACTGTGCCAGTATCACCTGCAGTAATTGCTGTTCCCGAAATCTTAGTTTTATCAATAGCAGCGGAAGAATTAATGTCCGCATTAACAATTGTGCCATCAGCAATCTTTGCTGAAGTAACTGCGCCATCTTGAATCTTGGCAGTAACTACAGCATCAGTACCAATCTTAGTAGCAGTTACTGCTGCTGTTCCAATTTTAATTTCAGTTACTGCGGCATCATCAATTTTTGCTGTACCTACCGCACCAGTTGCAATCATTGTGCTAGACACTGTGGCTGTATCAGTAGTCTTTACTACATCAGCAAGTGTCAACCCGTGAGCACTAGTTGTATTTTCTATATGGTCATTAGTTTCTTGAAGGTCACGACCAATAATCATATGTCGCACAACAGCACCAGCAGAGTGTGCTACTGGACTTGAACCATCACGACCACGTGTAATGCTAATTGTATTACCAGAGGAGTAATTACTTACATCAACAATTTCTTCAAGTGATGTATCTGGGTCAATAATAACTGTATAGGTTTGCACGCTTGTTGGTGTCTTACCACCCATTAATGCAGAACCAGATACTACAGTTGCTGAGGTAGCAGAATCAGTAAGAGCAGCAGACAGTGTGGTTTGCTGTGCACGGGAAGAATATTTACGTACTGTCATTGTTTACCTATCGGGTGTAGTGGAGTCGGGTTGGATATTGTTGCTGTTGAGCCAGTGTCTCTTCAGCAAGTCTTGTTTGATATAGATTATAAATTTGGCGCATTACACTAGAAGTGCTACCAAAGTTACGTTTAGAATCAATTTCATCTGCTTGTGGACTTGTTTGACCAGCACGGGCTGGGTCTAAAAATGTTAGTAATCTATAAGTTGTTCCTAAAATAACAATATCTTTACAAGTTAATGGCAATCCAGTAGTAGTTGTAAATACATCTGAATCAGAAGATAGTGTTCCCGGCGCTGCAGCATAAAGAACCTTAACTGTTCTTCCCGGTGTAATGGGGTCATAAATACTTACAGTTTGAGCAGGTGAAGCAGCACTACCACCCCATGTGGTGATATCAGCAAATGGTTCAAAAGACCATCGGCGGATAGGAATCCATTCTTTAGATGGTCCAACTTCTTCCCAATGCATTGCTAAAATATTTTGCGCAGTAATATTACTGTCATTATCTAATAATTCATATGTTGTTACTGCTGAATTATATGTAAATGTTAATTGTTTTACAGCAAAAATACTAGCACCCATAGCGCGGATAGTGTCACCAATTGCCCGTTTAATAACAGAACGTGGGAATGTAGGGCTAATAGTTACTTTACTAGATATAGCAGCAGTAGATGCTGTAGTTCCAAGGTATCCTCTACCCCAAGGAGCAACAGTTAAAGTATTACCTACTCGGTCAAAGTTTTCTACCCATAATAATTCTTCACCAATTTCAATAATACCTTTACCAATATCAGAAGTAGATGTTACCGAAATACTAGTTGTAGTAGTGCTAGTAATAGGAGAAGAAAGACTAGTTGCTCTATCTTGCTGCATAGTATAGCCAGCCATATTAATAAGAATTTCATTTACAATATCAGAATATGTTGTTGTCATATAGTCCTCAAAGCATCTACTGCAGACTTATCAGTTGTACCAGCAAGTTCATTACAAACAGCATTTAAATTTTTAAAATCATTAGGTTGTCGGCTAGAACTAACTTTATAATTAAGAGCACCAATTAATCCTTTGCCAGAGGTGCCAGCCCAAGCATTAGCAGCGCCTTGTTCATCAAGGAATGCTGTCATAGCAGGATAAGTACCACCATTAGCCAGACGATTTAATTCAGCACAAAAAGTGCTACCTGCTATACCAGCCATTATTTGCCTTTCTTACGAAGTACTGCTGCATTATCTACTAAATTTGGATAAGGTCTACCAGCAGATTTAGCACGTTTTTTAGCAGCAGTTTTTTGTGCTGCGGTAAGTTTTGTAGATTTCTTTTTAGGATTTTTTTTATTCCAAAATTCTTTTTTTACCATTTTACTTTATCTGCCCAATACGCTGCTGACATTTTACCTTTAGCAATATTTTTTGCGTGACGTGCTTTAAATGCTTCTCTACGTTTACGATAAGAAGTAGACTCGCCAGATTTCTTTGGTGAACCAGAGACACCTTGCTGACCAAAGTGAATTGTCTTTACTTTATCGCCTACTTTTGCTACAACAACATGTGACTTTGTAGGATGATTTGGAGTACGTTTTGGTTTATTAAATCCAGAAACACCAGCACGGGCTAGCCGTGGGTCTTTCTTACTTTTCTTTTCCATATTCACCATACTTTCCTAATACAGCCTTAACTGAACCATCCTTACGAAGTCGTACTACCATCCCGTTTTTAATTTGTATAGGATTAAATCCACGATGTTGCTTGTACTGCCCTGAAGACATTAGTGTCCGCAAGACTTCTTGCAAGATTTACATTTTTTACCAGCCATTATTTTTTACCTTTTACTTTCTTAAGATTAGGATTTTTCTTTTTTGCTGCAGGAGAAGCCTTACGTGAACTAGATGCAAGAATTGCACCAGCACTTTCCATAGACACACCTTGTTTCTTAGCAATCTTTTTTTGAACTGCTTTAAATCCGGGATGTTTATTTTTCATTACTTTTTCCCTAGATATTTATCAAGTTCTTTATCAGATGGCCAATGACCAAACTTCTTACTAAATGCTTCACGTTGTGCTGTAAGATTAGCCATTGCTTTTTCTTGTAATGCGGCTTGTTTTTTAAGCGATGATTTAAGAGGAGATATTCTTGTTGCCATTATTTCTTTTTACCCATCTTCTTAGCAACGGCTTTCTTTGCTGATTTTTTAACAGCCTTTTTGCCGTATTCCATCATGCGTTCTTTAGGACCTTCTTTTTTTTCGTGTTTCATCATTGCTTTTTTTGAAGCATATTTTTCATTTTTTGCAGACATTTATACCCCTATCTCTTTCATTACTTCGGCTACACCTTTATTTATTTTATGTGCTTTTGGCATAGAATCCCCATTATAGGGTCTACCCAAAATCTCTGATGCTTTCTCTGCTGCAACTATATCTTTCATATGCGTAGTGTTTGGTTGTATACCATTAGCCCTAGCATTTCTATATGCTTGCAGTTCAGCATTCCATTTTTTATCTGGAATATCCCGTGTTGCATCTCCAGCATTCATTTGCAATGTTAAGGCTTTGCAACCAAAACAATTTTCAATTGGTTCAGGATGATGTTCCCAATGCTTCATATAGCAGTAAAATTACTTTCTGTTATTCCTACACCACCAGCAATAAGTGCAGTTTTAATTGCTTCACTAACTGTATGGTTACGTCCACCTAAATATACTTCATCATAATTTGTTAAATCTTCATCTAATGGATATCTAATTTGTGAATACGTTCCACCAGATTTTACTATTGTGATACCTCTATCAAGTTTATAGAACCAAAATAATCTTGCATCACCTGCTGGTCCTTCACGAACAGTTGGTGTTTTAAAGATATATTCAGTCATAAGTCCTCCTAATGAACTTACACTAAGGGATAGACTTTTCAAATGTGCCTATCCCTTAGAATCAATCAACTAGGCGATTGAAGAACCGCTTTCAATGCGGTACAAAGCCTCTTCGCGGTAGCGAGCAAAGCCAAGTACGCCGTACCAACCCATTGGGCGGTGACGCATCAACTTGTCAACTACTGGTCCGACGACTACGTGTGGCTCTTCAGCAACTGCTTCAGCAAGTGCTTGAGCACCAGCAACAATTGTGCGATACACCTTTGCAGATGCAGCACCATCGGTTGCTGTGTACATACGGTTGGTCTCTACGAAGTATGCACCTTCGTAAGTACCAATTTCGCCTGCCCAGATTTCATTCTGAGATGCGCCGTATTGATGAGGGATAAGCCATCCTGCAGAACCTGTTTCTGCACGAAGGTCGTGGGAAACTTCTGGGTGAATACCAACCCAGTAATATTCTCCTTGAAGATCGGAAGAGCACACGTCGCTCTTCCGATCTTTCCTGGCCAAAATTCAGATGAACCAGTCTCGGAGTACTTGTGGTCATCACGCCATCCGCCTGAGCCAGTCTCTGAACGAAGGTCGAATGAAACTTCTGGGTGAATACCAACCCAGTAATATTCGCCTTGA